ATGTTTTGGGATCAGCGAGCATCCGTTAAGGATTGGGATAGTAGTAGGAGACACAGTTAAACTAAAAACAAAATGAAAAACGAAGATTTAGAGCGGTTAATCAAAGTGTTGGATGGAACAGATTTTAAAATTGAAAATATGGATGATGTCTCCGTTTGGGTATCACTTAAAGACCCTTGGGAAGGCGTGGAGTTTGTGGAATGCACAACGGATCAGGCACTTTATTTTAAACGAGGCAAGGTTTACCGATTGGTTCCAGGTGCGAATTTAGGAAGAGGTGACTGTATTTATACTGAGGATGGAGAAAAAGGAAGCTGTCTTGGCATAGGGGGGACTGAAAAGAACTTCAAGCCCTCCACCATAGATGCATACGTTGAGCAGCTAAAGGCCAAGGCTTTTGAACTGTACGGAGAAATTAAGGAACAAGACAAGTTCGAAGAGCCTAGTGGTAGGGTGTGGGTTTTAACAAACGTGTTTAAAACTTCTGGGAACAAAGAATGGAAATATAATAAAGATATTGATTGTTTAATGCACTACTCTTTAGTTGTTTACCAACAAGGCCAATGGGCAAAGAAGCTGCCGAAAAGGATTGAGATTTCAGATTTAAACTGTACTTGGATATGGACAGAAGAATCTTATAAAAAAGTTCTTGAGATTGGAATTGAAGTTGTTAAAGAACATATGACCAAACAGCTTGAAGAGTACCTAAACAAATAATCACCAGATTAAGCCCGCAATTTATTTTGTGGGTTTTTTTTGTTAAATAATTTGATATGTTAAATAAATTCTTTACCTTAGCATAAGCAAAAGGGAAACGGTTCTCTTTTCAAACAAAAAATATCATGAAAAATCATCAAGAAATTTCCGCTTCAGAATTTGTAAATCCTAAAGAAATGGTCGATTACAGCTTTGCAATTGGCGGCGCACTAAGCTGCATAGAAAGGATGCATCAAGCAGATTGCATTCAAGATATGCGTGAAGAAAAAGAGGGTGCAGATTTGTATTATGCAAGAGCATTTGAAGCGGCTCAAAAATTGAGACCTGAAGAATTCGAATTCTTAAGTGAGAATTTCTTATCGTTCAAATCGGATGATCAAAGTGTACTTATTTCAAGCTCAAAAATATAAGATTATGAACTACTCACCGAAACAATTAGCTGAATTCATCCAAGAAAACATCAGCTTAACTCCAAATGAAAGATGGTCTATTTATGATGGGCCAGATGGATTAATGTATCTGCGCTCCAATCATGAAAAGAGAGATAATAATTATAGACTAATAATGTCATTCAAAACGATGGACGAAGTTTTTTTAAATGAAGAGTTAATTGATAGCATTGCGTTTCAAATAAATCAACAAAACAATGATTGAGCACGAAAAGCTTAAAGCCCTGATGGATAAGTTAGGCCTTTCTTATGCTGATTTGGCTACTCATTTAGGGTTGACTTATAATTCGACCAAGTCGATGATCGCACCTTTTAGGAATAATAACTAAAGCATTATGAATAAATACAGCAAAGGTTTCAGATTTAAGGAGACAGAACTAGGAGTATTCTCAGGTAATTCAGATCAAGCGATTGATTGCCTTGAAAAGGACTTCAGAATGATAGGGCTTACAAGGGGTCAGTTTAGTCTTATTGATCTTATCCATTCAATACTAAAAAAAATAGGCAAGTCAAAAATAATCTGTTGTACTTGGTCAGCCGGCATAAAAGATGCAAACCAAATAAAATGGCTAATCAATTCAAATTTAATTGAGAGCTTTACTTTGGTAACTGATTATTCCTTTGCCTTGAGACAGAAGAAGTATGCGATGGCAATCTCTGATTTATTCGGTAATGAGAATATCAGAACTTCGGATATTCATGCAAAATTCGTTTTGATTAGAAATGAAAACTGGAATATTTGTATAAGAACATCCATGAACCTAAATGATAACAAAACCTGCGAAACGTTTGAGATTGACGAAAATAAGGAAATTCACGATTTTTATCTTAACTTTATAAAAGAAACCTTTAATAATACTCCAGAGGGATTTGTTGAAAAGATGTGGATAGTAAATGCTGCTTTAGACAAGTTTTTTGGGGAAGTTAAAAAAGTAGAAACTAAACAATCATTTGGATTTTTCAGAATGACTAATGAATAAAGTATCAAAGACAAATAATGACACTATAAAAAAGGAGATGCTGGCAGCACTTAAGGAAACCTTGGGTGTTGTCGCTCCTGCTTGCGAAATGGTAGGCATTTCTAGGAATACTCATTACGTTTGGATGAAAGAAGACGACGAATATAAATTAGCGGTTGATGACCTGTTAGAATTTCAGATGGACTTTGTTGAATCTAAATTATTTAGCAATATTAATAACGGAGATGTTAGCTCTACAATTTTCTACCTAAAAACTAAAGCAAAGAAACGAGGATATTTTGAAAAGCAGGAAATTGACCACACCACAAACGGCAAAGACATTAATGCTCCGATCAATTGGGTAGATGGATCTTCTGAATAACTATAAGCCGTTATTTACTAGGAGTCCATTAACCAGGTACTTTCTAGTAACAGGATCAAGAGGCTCCGCAAAGTCATTCCATGTAGCCACAGCACTTGTAAATCTGACTTACGAAAAGGGGCATATTATCCTTTTTACTAGATGGACTTTAGTTTCTGCTTACATTTCGATTATCCCTGAATTTATTGATAAGATCGAAAAGCTGAATAAGTTTGATGACTTCGATATAACTCAAACCGAAATCACGAATAAAATAACCGGATCAAAGATACTATTTAAGGGAATCAAGACCAGCCAAGGGACCGCAACAGCTAACCTGAAATCAATTGCTGGAGTGACTACCTTTGTTTTGGATGAAGGTGAGGAGTTGGTAGATGAGGATGTTTTTGATCGAATAGACCTTTCGATTAGGGAAAAATCAACCCCAAACAGGGTCATCATAATTATGAATCCTAGCTTTAAAAGTCATTGGATCTATAAAAGATTTTTATCAAATGGAAAACAGGACAATACTACCTATATTCATACTACCTATTTAGACAATGCCATCAATTTATCAGACTCTTTTTTAGAGCAAGCAAACCGAGTTAAGCAAGAAAACCTACTTAGGTATGAGCATTTATTTTTAGGAAAATGGCTAGATGATGCTGAGGGGCTGCTTTGGAATCGTGCTATGATTGCAAGGGCTCATGTAAAAACTGCTCCCGAACTAAAAAGGATAGTAGTAGCAATTGATCCGGCTGTTACCGCAAATTCAGAAAGCGATGAGACAGGGATTATAGTTTGCGGTAGAGGTCAAGATAATAAAGGATATATTCTTGAAGATTTAAGCGGTAAATATTCACCTAATGAATGGGCTATAATTGCAGTTAAGGCAGTCGAACGGTGGTCCGCTGATTGCATAGTAGCTGAAAAAAATCAAGGCGGTGACATGGTGGAAAGCGTTTTAAGGTCTCAAGGCGCAAAGCATAGGGTTAAATTAGTTACGGCAACTAAGGGTAAATATGTCAGAGCAGAACCTATCTACTCGCTTTATGAGCAGAATAAAATACACCATGTCGGTAATTTTCCTATTTTAGAATCTCAGATGGTTACCTTTGATCCAGAAAAAGGCAAGTCACCTGACCGAGCAGACGCTTTAGTTTGGGGCTTGACTAACTTAATGATCGACAACAAAAACCCGGTGGGATTAATTGATATGAACTAATGATAAAAACCGTAACTATTTACTTGTCCCTTTTTGCTATACTCTACTTGGCAGGCAGTTTCATAGCGTGGAACCTTAACCCTGTTGAGTGGCTTTGGGTTGGTCGATTCATTTTTGTGTTAATTTATGTAGCTTTGGTAATTGCAATTGACATAAAGAACACTAAATGATCTCTTTGATTCAAAAATACCTGCTTACAAGTCCTAGACCTGATGCTGTTTTAGATCAGAACCAGCTTTTCAAAGCTATTTACGGACAATTCAACGTAAATAACTTGGTAGTTTGGATGGATAATAAGGTCGAGACTTTCATAAACGAAGGCTATCGGGGTAACGCAATGGTCTATTCGATCATTCGTAAAATTCAGGATAAAGATGCTGAGGTTCCACTATTGGCGTTCAAAAACAATGGAAAAGAAAAGCGGTACAAAGGGCTAAAATACAAGGTATCGGACTTGGATCGGGCACAATCTAAGCTAGAAAGGGTTAAGAGCTTGGACGAAGTAAATAAGGGAGATTTGATGGAACTGCTAAAGCAGCCAAACCCGACGCAGACCCAAACTGAGTTTATAAAAGAATGCTCTATGTGGTTTAGATTGACCGGTGAGGCATTTATTTACGGTGTTCGTGTCGGTGGAGGGCTAAGAGATGCAAAGAAATTTACCGAGCTGTATTGTTTACCTGTAAATCTAGTCGATATTATTCAAGGTGATATGTTTATGCCTTTCAAGGGCGTGAAATTCAATATTGGAAATCAGACCGTTGAGATCCCAGCCTCTGAGCTATGCCATATCAAAATGGCAAATCCTTTGTGGGACTTGCAAGGCACTCAGATGAGGGGGCAAAGTCCGCTACTTGCAGGAATTAAGTTCCTGAGCAAAAACAATGAAGCGGTATCTAGTTTGAAACGGTCTTTAGAGAATGAAGGTGCGAAAGGATTTATTAGTCCAGATGCAAGCCAAGATCCTGAGAAATGGATCACCGCCGAACAATTACCAGGACTGAGGCAGCAACTACAAAAATATTGGGATGGCAGCATGAATAAAAACCGAGTTGGTGCGCTGGCAATCCCTATGCAATATCAAAGCATTGCACTTAGTCCGGTTGCTTTAGATATTTTGAAAGGCATGGAATACGATGATGAAAAACTATGCAATCTTTGGGGCGTTAATCCTGCTTTGTTTCGTTCAGATTCCAAATACGACAACCTTAACGAGGCAAAAAAGCAACTGGTTATGGATGT